GTAGCCGTCAAAATTCCCAGTGGTGGTCCAGGTCGGCGTGATGGATCCAGAACTGAGTTGGACGTAATAACCACTAGCACCGTAGTAGTTGGCATTCGCCGCCGCAAACACACTTGTGAATGGAGTGTGCGCGGAGAAGGCATCAGTCTTGGTTTGATTTTGTCCAGCGATGAGAATCAGATCGCCGCTAGTCCCCGTGGTGACGGCTGGTCCGTTCATCGGGTTTGTGTTACAACCGCCGGTGCAACTCCCCGGAGAAGACGCCCCGTCCGCCGTTGCAGAAACACTTGACACTTCAAACCAGTTAATCAATACATAACTTGTCTCTGTGCCACTTCCCGCAACTGTAATCGTGCATGGGGAAGTAGAGGTGACCTGACCAATGTTCCAAGTATATCCAGTCGTACTTGTATACAATTGCGTCCACGTCACGCACCCCGAGGCCGTAGGAGACGTGTTGGTTCCAGCTTCATTGCCGATCCATGCGACAAGATAATCGCTTGTGCTCGTGGGGGTCACCGAACATGACGGAGTTGAAGCAAAATTACTGCACGAGCCTCCCTGCGATGCGCTCTGGGCATTGGCGCTTGGTATACAAACTGCAATCACAAGCACAACGATAATGAAAATCAGTCCGCGCTTCATCAGTTGATGACTCCCTGTTTCGGCAACGGGAAGATCAATTGCGTGGTTGAGATTGCCTGTCCGAATTGTTGCAAGGCCGAGCCACTGTACGATGAGCCATTCGGACACGTTGTCGTAATCGCTCCCGCGCTCGTGGTCGAAATGCAGTAGATGGAGCCAGCCGTCAATCCAGTCGTTGTGTATACGCCGTTCAACTGAATTACCGACGAAGAGGTCGCAATGCCAACCGCAAGCGGCGGGGGAACGACTAGGCCGTTGTTCGTGTTAATAGCCGTTTGTGTTCCCGACCCCGCCGAGCCTGCCGTAATGACCGATCCGCCGCATGTCGCGGAGACTTCGATCTGCGAACCGGAGAGCCCGGTTGAACTAACGTAGTAAGTCGTGTTGACCGCAAAGTTCGTAGGCAGCGCACTCGTCGTCGAAAACTGAACGGGAGTACAAAGCGCGGCAGAATTCGTGACCGTGATGACCGCACTGGAATTGGTGAATGTCGCCGTTTTTCCTGCTGTCGGGAAACCCCACGCATCCGCAGGCACCCATGTTCCGCCAACGTTCGCATAGGCATTCCCCGAGGTTAATCCGCTGAGTCCGGTGACCGTTCCGCCGCCTCCACCACCGGTTACTTGTGCCCAGGTACCGCTTTGGCAAGTCCAGAGCGCACCCGTACTGACTACGATTTGCGCGGGTAGTGGTGCTGCGAAAGTAGAGGAGCAGGAACCGGAAGGTGCGGAGGTGACGTATTTATCCGGAGCGTAGTTTTGTCCAGTCGATGTATCGGTAGACACCCAGCCTAGTCCCGTGATGGGTTGAAGATTGACGCCGGACGATGGGGTTGTTGTAGAGGATACCGCCGTGGCGTTGAGTGGTGCTCCGCTGGCCGAGCTGGTGATGGTACCAGTAACGCTGAGGTTGCCGGTAACAGTTCCGACACTCGCTCCGGAGTTCTGCGAGAACATTGAGTTAGTGAGATGGTTGCTCAGGTTCCACATCGGCAAGGTATATTGCGTCTGTGTATCCGAGATCACATTAGCGCCGGATGTATTCACCGATGATTGAGCGATGCCTGTGTCGGCGGCGTAACCGTTCGTATCTACGGTCACTAAGTCCGTAGTCGCAATCGAGTTTGAACCGTACGCAATGTTGTTCAGAGGACCGATGACGAGAACGGACCACGTATTGCTCGCTGAGCAGATATAAAGTGTGCCGGTACCACCGCTGATGAGAATCACCACATCAGAGGCTTTGCTTCCGCTCCCACCATTACAGGTTGCGGGCAGGCTTGAGACCGAACGAATTGGTGTGGGTACCTGCGCTAAGGCGCATCCACACCACAATAAAAGGATGAGACTAATTCGCCGTAGAAACGATAATCCAGTTGGCATTATCAGACTCCATAGAAATGGTTTGCCATTGGTTAGTCAATTGCGGCAAAGTAGCGGAACCGTTGATTGTTTGGCCGGATTGCGTAGTGAATGAAGTAGTGCCAGATACAGTCATAATGGTTCTGATGATCTGACCACTTATGCCAACCGCAGTGGGGAGAGGGATGGTGACAGCACCGCCCGTTACTTTGACTAACGTGTTGAAGGCACCGCCAAAGCCAATGACCGATCCAGGTGTGGCAGATATTGTTTGTACGTACTCAGCGGTCCCACCGCCTCCACCACCGCCACCAGACGTAACATCGGGGCGGTTGTCAGTGAGGATAATGATTCCAGAGTGGCTGGTGAGTACGGTGGCGATTGAGTAGCAGTTAGTGTTTGGAAATCCTGAGGTGTTACTTTGAATCGCGCCGGTCGAGGTATTGAGATAAATATAGCTGGTGGTCACCGCAGGCAGAGTTACTGCTGTCGCGGACACAATCATTCCGACCCCATTGAGGAGCAGGATGCCGCCATTTACAGATACTTGAAGTCCCGGTGGACCTACGTATGGAGCAAAGTAGTTACGTTGATCGAGCACGCTTGCTCCTTTGTACGTTAGTCATTAAGGGCGTCATCACCTAAGGCGTCCGGATTGCGGACAATGTTGTTGACCGCCTCGTCGCGCTGAAGGTTGGCCGTGGTTACTCCAGCAGCGAAGGGCGTTGGTTCTGGGAATAACTCCCCTTCGATGGCAGTCTCCACCATGTCTTGAACGTCTTGTTTCGCGGTGTGTTCGGTAGCGATTTCGAGCCTGAGAGTAGCGAGATCGGGGTGGTTCGCTTGAGTCGCGTGTTTATCCATGAGAAATTGGACTGCAGCTTTACGCCACTCTTTACTGGCCGCTTCATTGCGGGCCAGGTCTAACAGAATTTGTACGGGCAGATGCCCGATCTGCGCATCACGTTGTTCGAACATTAGCTTCGCGTGCGCTTCTCTACTAAGTGATTCTTCCATTGCAGCCTCGGTGTCAGAGTGTGGGAAAGATAACAAGGGATAAGATGGTCAATCCGATCCCTTGTATCTCGTCAGTCGGGAATAAGAGGACCAGTCTTACTCTTTCGTGATCACCGCGCTTCCGATGGGTTGCGACGGCTATTTGACGCAGGTTATGCGGAGATTAGGATCGCTAATCTCCGCAAAACCGTTTGCCCCTTTGCATACCCTGGGACCAGGGAACGGCTGGTTTTAACCAGCGTGTTGCTTTAGCTGGAGCTGGTTTCTGACTGGAAACGCCGGATCGTCATGGTTGAACCCGGACGCAACGTGTTGGTGTAGCGCACGTTGTAGCTAACCCAGCCACCGATCTGTCGTGCCGGATCACTCACGCTGCCTTGCGCGGGAGCTTCCTGCACCATCAACCGGTAGTTCTTCTCCCCGCTCTCGGGGTTCTTTCCGAGGAACACGGAGAAGAGGGCGTCATCAGCGTACAAATACGTGTTGTAGTACGTATTCGAGCTGATGGTCACCGAAGGAGCGGTGGTGGTTTGTTTGAAGCGAACACCCGCAAACTCGAAGGTGTCATCATTCGCGAGAGGAGCAAAGAGCTTCTGCGCCATCTCGGGATTGCGCTTCATGATGTCGGTGATGCCGTTGAAGCTGGTATCGTTGAAGACATCGTGAACCACGTTGGGGTGGATGATTCCACCGAAGTACCCGTCCTTCGTCAACGGTCGAGCGTTGACACCGGCCAACTGCTGGCAGGCGGTACGGATATTGTTGGCGGTCAGGTAAGAACCGTTGGCCAACTGGATGTTCACCGAACTGTCCACGCCGGTCGCGGCGTCCGAAGTAAACTGGACGAGCGAATTCAGCGTCAGAGCAAGACGGTAGTTCAACTCGGTACTCAGGTTCTGGAGCAACGACGGGTCGTCAATCGCTACATCCATCGCCAGATCAGACGAGTTGATAAAGTCTGCGTACTGTCCGATCGTTGCCACAATCTTCGTGGACGACTCAGAGATGGGAGATCCAACCGTACCTTCCGCAGCCTGGTTGGTGTTGCCAGCCAAGAGTGCGTAGGTGAAGAACTGGATCTGGTTGCCCGAGTGCATCGGAAGCGGCTTCTGCTTCGTCATGCTCAGGAATGGTGTTTGTGCTTTCAGGTTGGGAATCGCCTGCCGCTCGTAGTAAATAGCAACGAGGTTAGGCAACGCACCTGAAGTAAGAATTGAAGCTGGCGAGTATGCCATCTTCTTACCTCTGGTATTTCTTATTTACCCCGAGTAGCAGCCACGCGACGGACTCCGGAGAATAGCTCCTGGATTTCCGCATCGGTGAGGTTGTCCAACTCGTCATCAGAGGACGGTCTGGCTGTATCAGGAAGAGCCGTTGACACTTGGCTTTCTCGGATACCTAGACCCGCTCTCAGGCCCCTTCTGGTGTTCGCAATGCGCGGATCAGCAGGAGGTGCCGGTGGTACAGGTGGTACGGGGACTGGTACAACTGGCGCCACAATTGCAACAGGTGCAACAGGCGGGACGGCTGGAGAAGGGATCTCCTCCTCTTCCTCTTCCACGTTCGGAGCCATCTCAAGCAATCCAGCCTCAGATAGTTCCTCAAACGCCTCTTCTAAATTCTGTACGGTCCAATGACCGCCGCGAATCAGATCACGCATGGCTTCGTTGACACCAGGCTGATCGTTCGTCATGGTTCGGTGGAGCTTCTCTTTAGAGAGAAATCCAACCAAGGTGAGATAGTTGTTGAACTCCGGATCGGCATAGTATTCCGGATTGCCCTGCATGAAAGATTTCGCCACGGCTTCGGAGTCCAACTCATCCTTGGCGAAGCGGCCTTCTTCTACAAGACCGACCAGCTCTTCGACTTTGAGGCCAGTCTTCTTCTGAAACCATGAATCAAAAGCCAGATCGGGGTTGTCTACCAACTGATTCTTAATCTCGAACACTTCATCCGGTGTGAGTGAGCGAAGCTTAGCTTGCGGAACCGCGACAGGTGTTTCCGGTTTCGCAGTCAGCTTAATCTTCTTATTCAGTTCGCGAATGTGCTGAGTGGCGTGTAACTTTGCAGCGAGTACATTGGTGAGCAGCTCGTCTTTGGTTTTGCCACGAAATATCTCGGGCGCCTTACCACCGGAGTTGAGGGTGGCTTCCCATCCTCTGTTTGTTTTTTCCAGAGTGACGGTCGAGCCGTCAGGATATTCGTACGTTTCGGGTTGGGCAGGAGTAACAACGGGAGCTATGGGAGCTGCCGGGGGAACTACCGGTTCTGGAGCGGGACCGTCAGCGGCGATCACCTCCTCTTGCGTTGGGGCGAACTCAGGATTCTCATCGACAAGCGTATTCAGCGAGTCCTTCAAATGTTTCGGGCTGGTTGACAAGTCGAGCTGAGCAAACTGTTCGTCTGCGAACGGATCTACAATGGTGGGTGGCATTCGTTCTCCTTAAAGGTAATCCGACCTTTTTACGGGTATTTGTTACAAGCTTTCGGGTGGTACCGGGCTGGCCCGGCGTATTCCTTGTTTCAAGACCTCGGGGGTTTTTCGTGAGGCTTCGATCGCGCTGGCTACATCTTCCTGGAACAGTCTGAAAATTCGCCCCGCCGCAAACATTACTGCGTGCGTTGCTAACACTTCTTCATGATGCTTGGGATCGATGTTCATCAGAGTGTTCACATTACTGGTGACGTAGCTCTGAAGCATTTCGAGCACTACATCCCAACCTGGACTATTGACCTGGTGAGCGAGCTGACGACCTTTATTCCAAAGATCGATATCAGCCCGCTCATCAGGCTCAAGAGCTTTTCCGTTTATGTTTTCTAACTGTTCCGAGATATCCATAACTTAGCCAGCGTTAGAGCCGAATCCGACCCCGCCTGGAGCACCTTCTATCTCTTCTGGAGTTGACGCCGCTTCGAGAGAATGTCGCAATACTTCACGGCCAGCTCTCGCGATGTTCTCAGCGTCCACGATCTCTAGTTTGTTATTTTTCGCCTGATCACCCAACTGCATTTTTCCTTGCAGATCGGCTTGCTGTTTGGCAACCATTTGAGCAGCGGGATTCATGGCCGCATGACGTTGTTGGTCTTGCGGAGACATGGGAACCACTACATCTTTGAAGTTTTTCCAATCCGAGACTTCGAAGAACATACGCATGATCTCCACTACATCGACGCGATACCCTGCGACTGCGAGCTGTTCTGTGGTCTGCTGGTTGGTGAGGAACTGAACCAAGATCGGTAGCGCTTGCGCCATGTTGCGGCGGGCCTGCATTTTTGAAGCAGCGAGGACGGAGAACTTGACTTTGGCATTAAGCAGTTCCAAAGTCTTGTCACCCTTCGATTTCATGAATTCGTGCTGTAACTCTTCACCAAGGATGTAGGTCATGGTGGGAATCGGTAGAAGGGATCGATTCAACTCATGAGCCGCATAAAGGAACGGCAGCATGACCTGGTTGGTTATTTTTTCCACAAAATCGCCGCTCTTATTTGCTCCACCCGCGACAAGAGCGTTGGCACCAGCAGCGGAACGAGCGAGGTTGGAATGCCCGCTAGAACCAGCGAGTCCTTGGGTACCAATTTCGTTGGCACCGGAAACTTGTTCGGCTCGTGCTTGCGACATCTGGAGGTGAATCTGTGCCTCAGGCACTGCAGGGATTCGATCGAGAGGGGTGAAATCATCTTTGTTATCGACCTCCACAATGCGACCGGGCGCCATGCGAATGTTTTGCGTGGGTATGCTTCTGCCTTTGACTCGAACGTAGATACCGTTCAAATTCATTGCCGCCTGATCCAACCACATATTGGTGATGCCCGATTGGAGCCTTTGCTCTGCACCGATCGTCTTAGCCAAACCCATCGACCAGAACGCTTCTGCAACGTCCCACCATCCGATAGAAACGAAGGGGATTTCGCCGTAGGGATTTCTGGTGTTGCAGATGACCAGCTTTTTCTGCAAAGCAACCATGTATTTTTCACCATCCCAACGTTCCAGCATTTCAAGTGGTTCGTTGAAAGGATCTACCGTGGTAGCTTCATAGCGAGCTTCTGATCGTGCATCCCACAGAGGATTCTTAGCTGTATTCTCTGAGGTCGCAGGTATTGCTTCTTCCTTAGGGGGGAAGAAAAGCTCAAGTAACTTTTGGCGTGAGGGAATGTCGAAACCCGGACGCTCCCGCAATTTGTCGAGGTCGTTCCACGTTACGTACATGCGATGAATCACGTACTTCGCCTTACGAATGTCTGGTACATTCAATCCAGGATCGACTAATACATGCCTGAGGTTAACGATGTGATCGAATACCGGGCGATCAACATACTCCTCATCTTCTACAAACTGTATTTCGTCATCGTTGTAAACGGGGATAGCCGGTTGGCCTTCGATCGGACTGGCGATGGGTTTAGCTGCGCTCTGTCTTTCATACCGTGTGCGTTGACGAGTGAAGCTTTCCCATCCCCATTTCCAGATGCCGGTTCCGAACAGAATGGCATTGTGAACGCCTAAGCGCAGCTCTTCACGAAAGTTAATCTCATCGAGCTGGTAAGCGAGCAAGGCACCGATCGCTCGGGCCGCTTGGGAGTCAGTACCCGGTCGTTCTTGCACCATAAATGGCGGGTTGTCCGAGAACAATCCGCTGAGGATTTGCGGCACCAGGGAGTTCACGCACGTAGCCACGGTGTACATGGGAACGTTGGCGCGTTCTACCTGAGTGCCTTCCCAGTAGCGCGAAGTGAAAGGACTTTGATACAGCGCAGTAGCTACCGGCCAACTCATTACCCATTGCTTGGTGGCTTCGTAGTTCTCTGCCCTGATCGAATCCTGCACGATCATCTGCAGTGCAGAATCATCGTCCCATTGTCCAGTGCGTAGCGCACGCACCGCTGCATCGAATTCGAGCGGAGCCTGTACAGCTACAACCGGTTTGTCAAGAATCGCCATCAGTTATCCTGTGTTACCGAGCGGGAACATTCGGCCCGATTAAACGCGTGAATGGGTAAATGTTCCCGTGCGGGAACTACCGTGATGGGATTCGGGCGTTGCGATCGCCAACCTCGCCAACGCGAGTGGCACTGTAGCCACCGACAGTGATTTTTCCGGTAGCGAGATCGACGCTGTTCGGATCGGAAAGGTTCTTCCCTTCCTCGGCGGTGCTACGGCCTACCGTGAAGACGTTCTTCGCCCAGTTTGAGGGTGTGAGATCGCCGTCGTCCTGAGTATGGCGGGGGCTGCACTGGTTTTCGGACAGGCGGCAGAGTTCGTCCTTGCCGCTGGCGCTCTGAGCGCTGCCGCTGGAGGGGAACGAGGAGGGTTTTACTTCGTAGTTATCGACCTGGGTAGGGCTCTGTGAAATCAAGGTATCTTTTGCAGACATTGTTGACTCCTGGTGTAAAATGTGTTGGGGGTTTTTATGACGGGGTTCATCGATTCTTTGTTTTGGCTGGTAACCGGTAAAGACTGGGAGCAATCGAAGGAAAATCTGAAGTGCAATCTGGCTATATGCGATCACGATCACGTCACTCGTGACAAACCGGAAGAGAAGAAAAAGGATGAAGAAAAGAAATGAGAGAACGCATCTGGAAAGCGCGGATCAGAAAACTGGTGAAGGAAGAGCAGGATCAGCCTGAAAGGATGTGGTATTTATCCTTCGCAGATGAGAGAGGTTTTTTAGGCGGGATAATAATCAAAGCTCATGGGTTTACGGAAGCGATGATTAAAAGCCACGCAATGAAGATCAATCCGGGTGGAGAGGTACAAGGGTGCGTGATACCGGAGGAGCATATTCCACCGAAGGAATATCACAACCGCCTTCTTACCAAAGAGCAGTTCGAGTCCTTCTGGGGAAAGATGAGGAAAAATCCTGGTGTTCTAACCGTAGATCCCGGCACCGAGGATAGGGTCGAAGGCGGTTGAGGGCGTCTCGATCTTCGGACTGTTATCAACCTCGGGCTCTGGATTGATCGTAGGCACCCAACCCATTCCGATTCTTCCAAACGCATCACAGTTCTCTTCGAACAGCAGGTTGTATGCAGCGTTCGATTTCGTCCAAGTCGAGATATCGTTCTTCTCGATCACCTGCAGCATGCGTGGGCCGTATTTTGTCTGTCGTGAGATCACGTCCGGGATATCGTCGTGGTGATGGCTGGACATGCAGCGCTCGAACTCGCTGTAGAGTGCTTCGAGATGAGGCAGGTGAGCGGAGAATTTCAGTTGGTCATTGACGATCCAAGGATGTAACGATCCCATGCGGGTTCGTTTTGCATCCTTATTATTGGTGGGCGTCACCCAATCGATCGCATTGCATACCGCGATCACTTGCTGATCCCCGGTTCGCTGCGCGGCCATCTGAATCGCGGATTCAAAGGCCCTAGAGCCCCCAGCGTCCTCGATGCCTATAATGAACGGGTGCCAGCGGCGGGCGAAGTCCACAACGGCTTGCGCCAGGTCGTTCGGCTGGAAGCGATCACGGATCAAATCGTTGATGTAGGCCGTGCCTTTGTCATCCCACAACGCACAGCAGCCGGTCGAATAATCGCGGCCTTTCTTCTGGCTGAAAGCAAAGTCCCAAGTCTGCGAGGTGGGACCACGGAACGGCATCTTTTCGAAGTGGACCGTCGCTTTCAGAAGCATCGGGCGCGTGAATGGGGTGAGGCTAACGGGCCGGGCGTTGTTGTTTCGCTGCCCTTCGAAGCTGATCTCATCGAGGGCAAAATCCTTCATGAGATAGGCGTACGATAAGACCTCAGGAAAGAGCAGGTAACAACCTTCTTCACCGGCCTCTTTATAAGTAATTGGGCGTTTTTCCTTCTCTAACTGCGCAGCTACCTCGGGTTTGATCACGATGGCGCGGCCAATGAGTGTTTTCCACTTCATTTGCGCGTTCTCAGTGATGTCCCAGCATGGGCCACTCTGTTTTTCCAGAGTTCCAACGTTTTTAGCCAGTAAGTCGCCGTAATAGTCTTCATCGGCGTATCTGGTACCTACAATGTCGAAATAACCGTAAGACATGAGCATTTTACGTACGGAAATGTTGATTCGCGCAGTAATGCGCTTACACATGTCTTCGTTCTCAGAATTTCGGTTCGAAACGATGTCATCACCCTTCACAACATCAAAGTGCATGCCTGCAAGGTCAGATGTGATCGAGGAAGCAATTACAGTTGGTTCCCGGCGTCGTAGATTCTGTCTCTTCCACATCGGTGAAGTGAACTGGAAGGCGCTCTCTTTACCGATCTCGCTTTCCGGTGCGCAGAATTCCGGGAAGAAAATATTCATTAGGCTGGGCTCGTAAAGTTTCTCTACGAAGTGACCCTTGAGTTCGTTTACGAAAGATACGGCACGATCATCAACCGCAGTGAGGAACAGGATTCTGATTTCGGGGATGTTAATGATCCACTGCGCGGCATCCACTACGTCGATCGTGCTCTTCTGCGTGCCTCGGGGATAAAGGATCAGACGCTCTTTGAATGTGTCTTGATCCGCGATTCCTTTGTTGTTATCTTTGCGGACGAAGAGATCGCACAGGCGGCGATGAACATGTTCGCAAATCATGTTCTCTGCGAAAGTTTTTCCTGAGCATTCAGCATTTGTCTCCCAGCAGAAGTAGCGGGTGAGGAAATACAGGTCTTGGCGGGCTCTCCGTCTGCCCTCCCGAAAGACTTCGTACTGCAACATCTCTTCGAGGTATTTATCTAAACCCAGCTCCATCTTATTCCGCGCATCTTCGCGGAACTTAGCGTGGTTGATGAAGTCGTAGAAAACATTGTCCGGTATGCGGGCGGCTTCTACGTATACGTCTTTTAACTCCTGCCAACTAACTGCTGCCATGCTTTATGCCGTATGCAATCTCGAACACTTCCTGCAGCTCCAGAAGACGCCGCATTGGAGAGCCTTTGATCATTTTGAAGGTGAATACACCACCAAAGTGGCGATCGCTATTGAGGGTGAAATGGAGTTCCACATCTTCGGGGAGATCCGCGACGAGCGACGTGTTTTCCATCGAGCCTCCATTATTTCTTGGCCATTTTTACGCGCTTGAGGCGAGGATTTTTCTTCTTCGCTTTCTTGCTGGCCTTGCGCGTGGCGGATGCGAGAATTGCGCCCGCTGCACGCATACCATATTTCCCGGCAATTTTTCCCTGCACTGCTTTGAAACCTGGATGTGATCCGGCCATCTTTTTCCTCTTTGCACCGTAATATGTAGCAGTAAGGTTCGGCATCCCACCTGTGGTGGTTACGGAAGCTTCCATTTATGCTTTTCTTTTCGCCTGTGAGATCGCGATCGCGACGGCCTGCTTCTGACTGGTGACTTTGGGGCCGGTCTTCGATCCGCTGTGAAGGGTTCCGCTCCTCCACTCCCCCATCGTCTTTTTGATCTTGGCTTTCGCTCGCTTCGTTTTGGGAGCTTTCTTTTTCTTCCCACCCATCGCGTTCGCTGCAGCTCCAGCGGGCTTAATCTTCTCGCCCTTGTGAACGATCGCCCACCCAGTCTTCTTAACCTTGCCGCCCTTCTTGTACATCATCGGTCGGGCGAGCGGCATAGCACGAGGACCGTCAGGCATGCCGCCGTACGGTCGCATAGGCATGCGGGCGATCGGCTCCATCGGCGTTCGCGCTACTGGACCACCTACGGGTGACAAAATTCCTGGCATGAATCCTTTTTATGGAGTTACGGAAATGATTGTGATTGTGCAGGGCTGTAGGCTGAAGTGACCGGGCACTGTGCAAGTTCCAGTGATGGTATAACCTGCTGCCACACCCGGAGGGCCTTGCGCACCCGCTTGACCGGTTGGTCCTTGCGCACCCGCTGGGCCTGCTGGTCCCGCTGCGCCGGTCGATCCGCTAGGCCCAGGCGGGCCTTGTGCACCCGCAGGACCTTGAGGACCACTTACTGGCAATGGCGGGCCGAAAGGAGCGCCCGCGATCGATATATGAACACCGTCGCTGGCGCCACAGATACCGGTCTGGCCGTTCGGACTCACCACGCACTGCGATGGGTCAATTGCCGGGCCATTGAGCGGCCCGAGATAGATCACCTGGGCCGAGACAAACGATGCCAGGAATAGAATTGCGACAGCAAGAAAGTTTTTCATTATTGAGGCAGGTTAGCCACTCCGTTGGTGATTGAGATACCGGTGTAAGCGCTGGGTGTACCTGCGGTGCATACGAGTGGATATCTACCGTCACACCCCATTACTAAGTCAATATTTGCGCCAGGATCATTTCCGTCATTACCGCCATTGAGAAGCGGTGAGTTAGTCGCGCAGCCAAGTTGACCGGCCACGCATAGATGAAGATCCGGAGTGCCAGGAATTTGACCGTTGGTGCAGGCACTCGCGAAAGTGGAACACTCTGCACCGATCGTGTAATTACCAGTGCAGCCTGGAGGAAGGCATCCGGTGTTCAGTTCTGTCGTATAACTCACAAAGCCGACATCGTTCCATGAGCAAGGACCGTTTGCGCCGTTCTGACAATCCGCCGAAGTTATCGGTGTTCCTGGGGTTCCGCTGCAGTTACTGCTACCAGGTGCGGTGTTGTTATACCCACCTGTGGGGCAGAAACAGGTATTGTTAATGGCGTCGAGTTGCGCGGTAGGGTACGGCCCCATCTCGACTTCCTTCACCCAAGCCTGTACGGGAAGAACGTTGTGGTCGAAACACCCTGAACCCGTGCTCAATTGACCTGATCCACCAATCCATGCAACTGCGGTTGGAGTGTTGCCGCCAGAAAAGGAGACGGTTGGTGCTGAAGTGTAGCCAGCTCCGGTGGCGCTCGGCCAGATTTTCGTAATATTGGCGCCAGAGGTGTTCATTTGGCACTGGGCAACCGCACACGTATGTGTGTTCGGACCTGAACCCCAGCAACTCGGCGCGGACATGGTGCAGGACGTTGGAGCGTTGCCGCCCGTGCCTTGGGCGGTTAGTTGGATTGCGGTAACGATGTTGCCTTGATAGAGACCGCCAGACACTGGGTCCATGTAATCGGACGGGAGATTCTGGCGCATAGTAACTTCACTTGGGCCTAACTGCCCAAGAGCTTGGCGCGGATCGCTCGGATTTATACAAGCGTTATCAGTAGTGCAGTTGGCAGCGCCAAACATGTTTGGTACAGTCCCGATTGAATGCGATGCGAATGATTTTACGCCCCCACCCGCGATGTTGTTGTAGTAGGCGATGTTTTGAAGGAGGGTCGGCACAGTGGAATTCTTCGTATAGGAAGGGTTGTAGAACAACTCCAAGGCAGAGCTTCCAGTGTAAGCCAAATACCCCTGAAGACCGTACACAGAAGAAAAGATCGCAGTGATGTGGTTGATGGTAACGTTGTTGGTAGCGAACGGGTACTGTGAAGCGTTTTCAACCGAGATCGCTGTTCCAGATTGCGCATAAATAGGCGCCGTCCCTGCTGTGAGATACTGCCCAATCATCGCGTCGAACACATCGTCATGGATGGAAATTCGAGATAAGTAAGAAGGCATCTCACCACCTTGGGTGGCGGCTGCGACGGCAATCTGGGCTCCTTGTAGCGTGTTACGACAGAAATTATAGCGGTAAGTGACATCAGTTACCGAGCAATTAGGGCAAAGATTGTTGGGGTTCTTGGGGGTTATCAGAAAGCAGAAACCGAATTGATCCGATTGACCGGTCCAGCAGTTCTCCGCAATTTCACCTTCCATGAGAGCACGGATACCGCTTTTTAATTCACCCAGATTCTTGATATCGTAGTAGCCTACCAGAGGCTCAACGCAGTCGCCTTTGGTCTGAAAAACTGTAGACCACGGCACAGGTGAAGAGGAACTTCCCAGAGTGCCAGGGCCGTTGACAATGATGACTTCTTTAGTGTTGATAAAACCACCGGGGTTCAGGATCGCATAGGTAACGCCATTGACCTGAATACTAGTCAACTTGGCGGTGAACTTATCACCGTCAACCCAGAACACGTCATTATTCGCGCCCGCCGTGCCTGTGACATACACATCGCCAGCAAGCTGCGTGTTGCAACTGGTGTAGGTAGCTACACTGTCAGTGAATGTGAAGCCGGTACCGCAACCGTAACTGTTGGTACTGCTGCCGCCCTTGTAACAGATGCCATATCCTTTGCCACCAGCAGTGATCATGGTGTCCGTGATGTAGTAACTGCTGTACGCGATGCCGGAATTAGATCCCGGAGCCTCGTTCGTTGACAACAACGTGGGACTGTATATGACATTGATGTCATAGATGCTGCCATTCAGCCAGATCTGCTCGTTCGCGTTTAGTACGGAGAAATTTGTGCTGCCGGAATCCCAGCTAACGCAATCAGCAGGGCAGGTAATGGTTCCTTGGGTAACGCTAGAGTTGGTTGTGTCCGCAGTACCGTTGCCGCCGCTAGAAAGTGCAGTGCAGGATGCTTGAACACACTGAGGAGAGCTGCACGATACCCCCGGCAGTGTTTGAGGAGCATTTACCGTACAAGTCGGCGCACTTTGATATGGGATATTGTTTTGTGTGTGTACGTAAGCTCCACCCACAGTTCCGAATGTGGTGGTGTAGAGAGCATTGTCAATTTTCCATGTCAGAGGCTTGAACTTATGGTTTCCGCGAATTTCCAGATCCATCGGAGTGGCGTTAGAAGCACCGCCGCCGAAGAACCAGGTCTCACCGGCAGATTCGATATAGTTATTGATGATCGTGATCGCAACATCCGAGGTCAGCTCATTAACACCACCGAGGATAGCGTGAGCGTCTACGCAGGGACCGATACCGTACAGGCAAGTGAAGCCCACGAAATAGTTATTGATCGCGGCCAAATGTTGACCTCCCTGCATTACGAGGCCGGATTCGCCGGTAGTGAAGTTGCTGAGCTGTGTTATGTCAGTTGTTTCCGAGAAGATGTTTCTGTCGAGGATGATGTATTGTGAGCCGGTTTGCCAATTATAGGACACTCCGCTTTGCGTTCCGGGGGCTGTTACTAAACCAATCAGGGTGTTTGTGTACTGCTGTGCCACGCCGTAGACGACGCCATTGATGTTGATCTGATTGCTGCTATCCCACAGATAGACGGCATTGGTTTGCGTTCCTAGCGGCAGGGTAAATGGTATTGAGTTTTGTTTGGTGACCGAAGAGGTAACGGAAAACAGGGTCGAGCTATATACGGTTCCGATCGTGTACAACGTACCATTAAGATCGATGGTTTCACTGCTGGTGAGGTTGGAGAAGTTGTCACCGGATACCCACACTACACAATTGCCGGTGCAAGGCAAGGTGGCTGCGGCAGTTGTGCTTACAATACCGCTGTACACCGACATCAGGGTGTTGCTGTACACGCCAAGACTACCCTGTGGGTTTGTATTGACTCCGACGTAGTAAAGCACGCCGTTGATGCTGATTGCCTGACCCTGCTGAAGATTGCCGAAGTTTTGCCCGCTTTGCAGAAGAACGCAATAGGCCGGACATCCGCCTGTTGCAGCGTTTTGTGTGTCAACGAGACCGTTGAATCCTGAGCCCGCTAGGAACTGAAAATTCGTGCCGGATGTCCCTGTGAACGTCGCGCAATAATATGGACAGGTGATCGAACCTTGAGTGACAGATGAGTTGGTGGTGGCTACCGTGCCGCCAACGTTCGAGGATGTGCATTGTACCTGTCCGGATACGTAGCAGCCTACGTCAACCAAACCGCCAATAAAGCCGGGATCGCATTGAGGCGTACCGGCCTTATTCGCTGGACATACATTATTTCCGTACAGATCGACCGTAGTGTCTCTTCCATGAGCGCAGGCAAACTCGATGCCCATGATTCGTAGGCCATTGAAGGCTGATCCGCTGGGTGTTGTGAATATCGGACATTGGCCTCCTAGAAGCTCCTCACCCTCCCACATCGGTGAGTAAATTCCGGCAGTGGTGGGTTGAGCGTAGGCAGGGCGCCCTACAATAGACGATTGACCTACCCATCCAGGAGTTATGCGGTTTCCTGGAAGTAGACCACCTATGGCGTTTGTGGAGGCGTCGTAAGCTGATGTGGTGACCCAGACCCACGGTTGGGTGTAGGCGGGACCGCAATTTATGTTGACAGGCGCCTGAACATTGGGCTCGATATAGACGGCTTGTACGGTGTGGAATGTGACAGTGAAGGCTGGTTGAGCTTGTATCCATGCTCCGCACAGGTTACCGGCACCCCCGGCAAGTGACGCGCCACCCCATGCGGTGAAGTTAACAGCGCCTTGAAAAGTACGAGAGTAGAAAGGGCCGTCAGCAAGCGAGGTGCAGGTTCCGGTTCCGTAAACCGCATAACCGTACGTTACTCCGCAGGAGACCATCGCGAGCGAGGGCTTCGTCGGGAGCTGTGAATTTAAGCAGTTGAGGGATGGACTGGTGCCCCCTGGCGAGCACACGTTGATGATAATCCCAGTGCCAATTCCTGAGGGGGAGCTAAGAGAAGTGCTCGCGACTGTGGTGTAATTGCAATTCAGAAGCGGCTGCGCCGGGCCGTCCTGTGAGAGGCCGGTTACAGTATAAGTCGGAGTGCAATATTGATTCTCAAGCCCCTCGGAGCCGCCTGCGGCCACAGCCACACCAACCTGGCATCCAGGCGACGAACATGCGGTATTTCCCAGGTTGTCGGTCGCCTGAATGTAGAAGTTATAAGTGCCGATCGCTGAGGGCGTTCCAATCAAGGAGCAATTGATCTGGCTACTAGGACATCCAGCGGACGATAAGGACCATCCGGCAGGCAGGTTGGCAGCGGTGAAGGTAAACGGGGCTATTCCGTCAGCTCCGGTGTATTGGACCAAGGTCTGCGAGCTGCTGCTTTGCGTAACGTTTTGAATACCCTGTGGAGTAAAAGTGGGTGATTGACAGTTGAGAGTTGTAGTGCCGGTGACTGCGAGATAGACAGCGCTCACGGTTACTGTTCCGCGAGCAACGCAAAGATAGTTTCCGCTTTGACTCGTGGTCGCTACAGATGGATTGCTAGAGGACCATGTGGCCAATGTGGTTATTGGCTGTGTTGAGCCATTGGAAAACGTCATGGTCGCGCTAAACAGTTGCGCACAAGAGTAACAAACGGTCGGATTCGAAGGGGCAATCGTGATGGAAACCGGGACTACAGCGGTGCCAACGCCACCAATCGTGATTAGGCCGCTATTGCTCTCGACTCCCGAGACAGTAGTTTGACCGAACGCACACGCGCAAAGCAGGAGCCAGAGGATTAGTTGCCGATAAAATTGCATACATACCCCCAGAAATAAGTTGTGCTTGCACTAAGGGCAGTAGCACCGACAGAAAGTGTTCCGAAACCACCGAGAGATGAGTAAACGTCGTTGCCAAGGAGGGAGGTATTTGCAGCCAGTCCCTGGAAGATACAAGAACCTTCGTTGTGATTGCCGCCAAAATTGATGGTGACAATGATATTGTTGGTCGATGGTGAGGTGCCTGTATGAACCTCGATCTGCCCGGCACTATCGGTACACACTCCGGAGGTAACGGCACAAGACACAGTTGGGGAACCTGACCCTGCGCCCGACCCTAAACTAAAGGTTGCTACGGGTGCGCCTGCGGAAGAAAATTCGGGCGGAAACAGAAGCACTGAGGTAGCGCCGCCTGAACCGCTCGCGAGAATACGACCCAAATTCTGAGCGCCGATATAGTATTGAGGAGGAAATCCACCAACAGAAGGATCGTGACATTGTCCAGCGGTTGACGAGCTGATTGTGAAATAGTCACCCGCTGTAGTAACGTTGTCGAAGTTGCAGGTGCTGACACCCATGAGCTGAATTACCGCAGCTCCGGTGGTGCCGCAGGAAGAGATGCAGATGCCAATGATGCCACCGATATCGGTGGTGGCCGTCTTGACTGCAGTAGAGGGCACACCAGTAAGTTTCACGAGATCGAAGGCGACCGTGCCGGTGCTCGCGGCGTTATTGATCGTCGCGCTGCTCGAACCGCAGGGGTTGAAGGCCGATCCAGTGCCGGTCGAGGTCAAGCAGTAACCACTAGTGCCGAAACTCGCGCCCACCTTAAATCCAACGCTGGTATTGATGGCGTCCGTGCTGCTAACGCCAGAAACACCTTCTGTAATGCTGCTGGCCTGCATAGCCGACGTGCCGTTGCCTTTGTAAATCGTTCCGGTTGTCAGCGTGCCTAATCCTGTGCCACCATCAGGAACACTTACACACACTGTGCAGGTAATTGTTTCTGAGATTGCCACGTTAGAACCGTTGTCGCTGATAGAAGATACCTGCGGGGCGCTGGTCCCGTTGCCTTTGTAGATGGCGTTTGAGGCCAGAGTTACTAAGCCGAAGCCTCCATCGATAACCGGGAGGGGGGATTGTATCCACTCCCAAGCGCCGTTCCCATTCTCAGCGCCGAAACATGTGCTAAGGGTGCAACCAATCGTGTTGGTCCAGTTTGTACCGGCATAGATGACTAGGCTTCCACCCGTGCCCGCGCCCACCAATGCGTTGAGGGCGCTCTGCTGGGTAGTGTTTCCAGTCCCGCCAGACGTAATCGGTAACGTGCCGGTGACATCAGAAGAACCGATGTTAATAGCGGCTTCATAATCGCAAGTGACTACCGACCCGACGTTCGCACACTGGAAGTAGCCGGACCCTGCGGCACTCGGAAGAATCAAAATATAAGGAGTGCAACTTGCGGGCGCCACGAGCGAGATACCAGATCCCGTGCCTGGTTGCGTGCTGCAACCCAATGTGACCGTGCCCGCACCTGTCCCTTGAACGTTGATCGGTTGGGTGGTGTTAATAACGGTGGCCAGCACCTGTACGACCCAACCAAGACCGCTACCGACGCTACCAATGAACGTATCGACGCTGGGGCTACCGATAAGAGCGCAGCCGCCGTCATTGGGGTTCGCAAGACAACTAGAGACGTTAACCCATTGGCCGCTGCTGGTGCAGGAGGGGCTGTTTTCGCAGATATAGAGACCCGAACTTGCTCCGGTGAGAATGAAGATGCTCCATTCCGCCGCGCCCGAAGGTAGTGATGCGCCGTAGCGTATGGTCGTCGCCACTCCTGGTGTTTGACACCAGGCCGCAAGTGAACAGAAAAGCAGGAGCAGTCCTAGAAGACGCTTCATTTAATTTCCCCCCAGGACTCGGAACGTCGTACTGGTGATGTCGTAACTAATTTGTACGGCCTGGTTTTGATTGACTAACTCGTAAATGGTCGCTGAAGCGGTGGTGGTCAGGGTTATGACCCCATTTCCTGTGTTCACGACGTTGTAGATCTGACCGGCGACTGCAGTGAGCGCGATCGATATAGTTCCTGAAGCATTGATAGATTGGTTGAGCGAGGTCGGAACGAACGTTCCGCTGCTGCTTACATCAGCCCACACCGTGCCACCGCTTCCAGTTGCGCTGCCGATGTTGGTAAAATCAGGCCGTGTGTCGATCAGGCTTGTAACTCGCGTGAGATTGGTTATAACCGTGGCGATGGGGATGTTACCGGATGCATAACCAGAATTATTAGCACCGATCTGGCCGCTAGTCGTGTTCAGATAGATGTAGGTGGTCGAGTTATTGGACAAATATACGTAGCTGAAGGGCGAGATAATGACGGTACCGTTCAACCACAAGGTCGCGGGGCCAATCGCAACCTGCAGTCCGATCGTATCGATGCTCGGAGTAAGTGCATTGCTCAGACCTATCATTAGAACCTCAGCCTGTCGGATAGTTCGAGTATTAGGACCGAACGCAGCACTAGATCGTTTACGTGTTGAACAAGCTCCTCGTGAGTCACATCCTCAAAGCTGTCCTTCTTCAGGCGGGCCGTGATAGTTTGGGCGCGAGGAGAGAGAGCCGGTTTGTTGGAAAGATCCTGCAGCAAGACCTTCGCAGCAACATCTCCCGCCGAGGCGAAGCGTTTCAAGTCGTTGCGGGCCGCTTGGCGATCGATTAAAGAGGAGGTTGAGCTTTTCAATGTTTCGGCGGCAATTTGCAGGGGATGTTTGTCTGGAGCCGGTGGGGGCTGCGGATGCCGAACGTGGAAGTGCTCCTCCACACCGCGCAAGAGATCTTCCCGCTTGGCCGCACAATAGAAACGGCCATCGATGATGACGTACCAGGTGTCATCATCGTGGGCGATTTCAAACCTGCGGCCATCAGTAAGGCGGATGGTGTACCAGGAGGGATCGAAGGAGGGATCAAAGGCTGGGTGCGGTGGTGAAGACGATGCGGTGTAAGCCATTTACGCCATCTGCGGCATCGGTTCCTGGGGCTCGGGCGGGCCGAGGTTCGGAGCATGCTGTTGAACATGGCTCATCAAATCCTGTTCGTCAGCCGCGCCGTGCTCTTCTGGAGCTGCGGTGGTGCCGTCTTCGCCGGGATGCTGTTCGTGCGAGATCGAGAACTGGGGATTATCCGCCCCGCTCATGCGCCGAATGTTCATGGACTTGAAACGTTTGCTCGATTTCTTCTTCGAGCGAGACTTGCTGGATTTCTTTTTGGGTTTTGAACCACCCATTGCACTACGAGTACGGTCTGCCATAGATCTCCTTAAACCCTGTAGTAAATCGTCATCGCGATGCCCGCCGCTGTTACGCCGGTAACGATGAAGTCATGCCATCCTGAAGCTGTCTGTTCCAGGTTGAACTGCAGTGAGACGGCGGCAGTAGCGGTAGCAGTAGGAAATTGAACGGCGAAGAGCACAGCACCTGTGGCACCACCAACAGACTTGACCTCATTGATAACGATCTCAGTGGCCGTGGTCGCGCCGAGGGGCGTGAGGATGATTTGAATCGGACGGATGCCGATACCCCCGGTGTACTTGGACCCTCCGCTCGATCCCTTCCAGTTGGTGTTGCCTCCCACTGTCGTATCAGTGTCGATATACACAGGGTTGGAGCTGAATACGTTAGCCATTTTTTACCTTCACGAACCGGCAGCAGCCATGCTCGATGTTGACGATTTTTAACTTACTTTTCGCATCCGTCTTGACCTGAGGATCTTTCAGCATGACTTTCTGGTTGCAGAGGCCGTGGGCCGCATCGGGGCCTGGCGTCTTCAGATACGTGCAGTCTTTACAATGGAAAGGCCCAGCCTCGGAATACTCCGCGACCTTGGTTCCCTGCCCTCTTGCTTGACCCGCGAGTACGTCTTTAGCTGCCATAATTTGGTGGACCTGAGAGGAGTTCAACCTCTGATTCCCCGGTGCAAGCGGGGCGTGTTCGCACTAGCACTACAGGCCCATTGGAGCCAGCGGAGATAGTCGAAACCCCACGCTTCCGCTTACAGTGCGGTTGCTCTTCCGCTTGAGCTACGCTGGCTTAGAATTTGGGCAGTTTCTAGTCATGCCCAGGACATCTTGTTTAGTAACGGTCGATGGTGAAATCGATCGGGCCGATGACATCAGACGTGCCGGTGGCCGTCAGGACCGTGAAGAAGAAGTTCAAATCGCTCTCGTTCAGGGACGCAACCGCAGCACTGAAGGTGGTAGCAGCGATCACGGCGGGGGTGCCGAGAGCGTTGTAACCAGAGTAATAGCCGTTCAAAGACTTTGACTGGCTATCCCAGATGCAAACGGCATCGAGGAACACCTTGCCTTTGAGTGCAGCGCCAGTCGCCAACGCGCCAGTGGTGGCGATCTTTGTGCCATTGCCAGTAGCGGTGATGCCAGCGGCGAACTTGGCAGCGGTCGCCTGGTAGATCGCGATCGTAATGTTCTCGGACTGCGCCGAGTTGATCTCCATGTTCACGCGCACACGGAACGGGCGTGCGTAGTCAAGCACACCACCTGTGACATCGCCAGCGAGAGCAGGGATGCACAGCCAGTTACCGGCCACCTGAGTGGGAGAAGGGAGGGACGGATAGACACCAGCCGCAGGGATTACGTACCCAGTTTCGGTGGAGCCATTGGTCCAGGTTACGGCTGTCAGGTTCTGAAAGCCAGCGAACGTATTTGCATTTGCCATTATGTTTTCCTTTGATACGGAGTTAGTTGCTCGGGGTCATTCACTGACAGTGAGTTTCATACCCTTGTAAGTTTTCGATTGCTATGTGTTCGAAAGATGGTGATTGGTGTTTTCATAACAAGGTGGCTGGCACGGGAGGATTCGAACCTCCAACCGGTTGAGTAACAGTCAACAGCTCTGCCGTTGAGCTACATGCCAATAACCGGCACAATGCGACTTTATATGTCACATTTATGCTGTTAATCGGTAATAAGTGACCTATAAATCACTATTTGAAGAAGGTTGTGGTGCCGACTTGGGCGGTGCGGGGGTGATTGGTGGGGTCATTGATGATGTTCTTCTCGAACCATCCGCCTAGAGTGATGCCCCTGCCGATGTCGGCGTAGTAGAGGGCGCCATCCGTGAGGTTGTCGGCGCGGGTGCCGTCGTACACGGAATCGACTAACTGCATCACTGAGATGAAGTCGGGATCGCGGGGATCAGGATATAGGACGGTCTGGCTGTTCCCCACCACCGAGATGCTGCTGAACTGGTTGTGGGACTCGATGATTTGTGTCCAACTACCCTGGCTCCATCCTGCCTTGGAGCGGTTACGCACCACGAACAGAACGGCGAGCATGCCATTGATCTTGTTGGAACGTTCTTCGCGCCAGGCCAGAATACACGCGAGCCCTTTTTCTAAATCTGCTACGGTCATTGGGGGTCTTTCTACGGGAGGGAGAGGAGTGAATCGTGGTTGGGGTGCAAGTAGAACGAGCAGCAGCATCCATAAGAGGATATGTGTGGTGAAGGAGGCCCGTGGGCTGCACGGGCCTGGCTCTGCGCTCCTACCCTTCACTGCGGGGGCGACCACGCCAGACTTTAAGGATGCAGGACGTTGAGACCGCCCGCACTCCAGAAGTTGTTTCCGCCTCCATCGAGGGAGCAGAATTCTTGCCAGTAAGTGCTGTCACTCGGCACAAACTGTTTGAGAATGGTTCCATTCAACTCTTCGACGGTAAGCAGGCCATTGGTAACGTCAAAGTAGACGTAATAGCAGCCCAAAGTATCTGCGGCAACAATCGTGGGCTCGCCAGTGGTTCCGGTGAAGAGAACCAGAAGATGAGGATCAACCAGCGGGAAGTGCGTCGAAAGACTGAAGGCGCCCTTGCTGTAACTGAAGACGTTGGTTTCAGTCGATCCATCCCCACCGAAGAGGCCAAAATTATAACCGATGCCGGGGCCTTCCGGACTCGGCATCACGAAGGTGACCCACCCTCGGGCCGAGGTTGGAACCTGTGACTTAGCTTTAACCGGAAAGATCAAAAACAAGAACATCAAGAAAAGAAGGCAATAGCGCATAGGACCTCAGACTAGTTTCCGCAGTTCATTCACGGAATATTTGATCTTGAGCTTCCTATCCGCCTCAGAGCTGTCGAGCGCAGCGTTGAGCACGTCCTGGATATCGAGTAGCTCCCAGTAGAACTTTTTGTACTGCCTGCGCCGTACCCAGCGCTTGGTGAACTCTTCGAGCATAAGGAGGAGAGTGAGGACACATACTAACGTAACAACCGGCATGATGTAATAATACATGCTGGCATTATACTACAAGATACGTCCTCTGTCAATTGCATTCATCGGCTGCTGTGTGTGGCCTGCATCTTCCCACTTCGTCTGCTCACACATGAAGTAGTCGTTGTCTTTAATCACGTTGTGCATGTCAAAGCACAGGGTGCAGACCTTGGGATACAGCTTCGAGAGGTACTTGGGGGTCGGGGCGCCGTGTGTCGGGCCGAGAACCCCACCCTTCACTTCGAGGTTATAGACGTAGATGTTGCAGTAGTCGCAGCGCCAGGCGTCAATTACGTCGGTTGCGTTCATTGCGGCACCGCTATGAGGGTACTGTTGCGGTCAACTGGCGTGACGATAGTAGAGCCGGACCAAATTACCGTATTAGAGTAAAACAGGATGAAATCACCCTCGAACTTATAGGAGGGGTTGTACAAGACGCCGCTGTGACCGTGATTGCTGGCGATCGTGGCCTTCACTCGCTCCAGATTCCAGTTCGCCTGGTCAACCGCGAGCTGCGCGTTGGCGATAGCTTGAAGTTCACATTGATTGAGGCGTGCGACATCTTGCAGGGTCTGGCTGAAGGATGCGGTAGCCAACGATAGAAACAGGACTACGGTTGCTATGATTTTCATAATTTGATCAGTCTTAGTGGTTCACACTCTACACAGAAGTCGTCGTTGTTGTGATTATCCAGATACTCCAGGCGCCACGCTCGGATCTCCTCGTCGGTTACATCGAAGGTGTCCGGCGCCTCACAGACCATGTGCGCCTCATCCAAGGCGCGGCACGTCCAATCGGGGGTAGGTTGGAGCATTGCCGCGAATAGGATGAGGACTAACATTGTGTGCTCAATAGGTTGCTTTGCAGGCAACCTTTCTTACATAGGGTATAAATGGGAGACTTCCACTCCCTCCCTACGGGCAGCGTAGGTGCTCATGTTGGGGGCGGTCGCCGGATTCGAACCGGATCTAGACCTTATGAGGGTCTCGTGATGCCATTTCACTTCCCCGCCAAATCTTAACCCCACCGCATCCTACTTTAACTTGCGAGTTCTTCGGGTTTTTTCGGTAGCAGTGGGGCTTCCGTTAAACGTCGTGAAATACTAATCCAACTGCGCCACCAGCCGAAGGCTGGATCATAGTTAGACACCGGTCGGGGTGGCAAAGCTGATCTTGATGCTCGATAGAACCAGAGCCTGCGCAACGTTAGTGACAGCCTCGGTATCAGTGAGCACAGTTCCCTGGGCGTTAGTTACGGTCACAGTGAGGTTCGCAACACCAACGGCAACCGAGAGGACATCCTCGTTGGCCGGTGTAGTCGCGTCCGGAGTGATGGTATCGAGCGACGGCTGGTCGATGCTCCAAGTCGGAGTCGGGATCGGCCCCGTCCATGCCGCGCCATTCTGATCGTAGCCGTCGATGCTCGCTACCGTGGTCTGTCCTAGTGTAAGTGTTACCGGTCCTTCTGCCATAATTCCTCCACAGCAGTTACAGCCATAATGCCTGCATACCGCTGAAAACTTGATCTTGATAAACGAGAGCCGTGGTTGAAGCTGATCCAGAATCTTATGCTCGGTGGCATCGATGTCCTGGAGCACTGAAAGAACTTTGTCCTGCTTCCATTTCCAGTGGCGCATGGTGAGGGTTTACTCGGCCATCACCTGGGTGATAGCTTCATGCGCGTCGAGAATTGCCCGTTTGAGATCCGCTGGCAGATAATCGGCCCGAGGATCGCACTGCCCTGAGCCGACCAGGATGTCGATCGGGATCATACAGAGATCCAAAACATTGATTAGAGCCGCGATTGCTTCATCCCTGTCATCCGGCAGGTGAGTCGTAACTCCTGGCGGGAGCCCAAAAGTCGTTGTCATTGAATCTTCCACCTATGCCCTGCTCTACAGGTCGCTGTCTTTGTGTAGGCGGATACTGTAAGATGTTCGGCCTGTTCCGGATTCGCCATGTTTGAGTTCGGACATTCCGGACAGTAAGTGACGAACCTTGCGGAACGCCCGCGATTCGATCCTGCAGTGCTGCTGCCGTGGTTGCGTTTGCGAAATCGTTTGGTGGCACCCACGAGATGTGAGGTTGGTGTCTGGTTCATATCGCAGCCTCCAGCGCTTTGTTCAGGCAATAAGAGACAATGCTAGAAATGGTTAATGACTCCGCTCCATTCTTCAAGCGATCATCAAGCATCGCTCGAAGCTCCGTCGCCTGGTGCGCCACAGTCAACCACGTAGCGATACGGTCTACTTTGAGATCATCTAGCATTCGGTGCTCACAATCCTTGGCGCTGCTTGTTGAGCCGCCATCTGTTGAAATACTTGCTGGAGCACCATGTTGGTAAGGTCAGTAGCAAACGCTAGGTGCGCGTCATCGAGGTTAACGAAGAGCACTCCTTTGTATTGCCACTTACCGGCGAAGTCCTTGGCGGTCTGTACGGCGATCTGAGGGATGTTCATAAAGTCCCTAAGTAGCTTTCGATGAACGCTTGGGCGACTTGTGGGACGATAGCGTTACCATATCCGCGCAACTTTCCCATTCTGTTGGAAACCCCATGAGCCAGCGGGAATGTGCCGGGTTCAACTGGCCTATACTTTTCGTCCCGGCAATAGATCCAATCAACGGTTGACCAGAAAGTGCCGCTTGACGTGGTAGCTGATCCACTCTCTCTCTGATGCTTCCGTCCGCAGGCCAACCGGCTGTCGGAGCTTCGTGGCTCCCATGAGAGTCGGGAAATCCCCATTTGCTCGCTCGTGGGCTTGACCAACCACTCAGGATCGCTTGATCCTGCAAGTTGATTTGATGTCCCTTGGTCTGATCTAACCGTGCTCCACGAGGTGTGTGATCGGGTGTCCGCCACGAAGTACAATCGTTTCCGTTGATGCGGAGCGCCGAGATTACAGGCAGCGATACCGTGCGCTGCGACGGTGTAACCTGCTCCTTCCAAGTCATCTTGAACAAGGTCGAGCCAGCCGTGTTTAAGGCTTGCCGTAACTTGTTCCCCAAAAACGACTGAAGCGCCGCACTGCTCGATAAGATGAAACCAGGACGGCCATAAGTGCCGCTCGTCAGCAATCCCTTTTCTTTGGCCTGCCGCGCTGAAAGGCTGGCAAGGACATGATCCGGTCCAGACCCGTTTATCGTCCGGCCATCCTGCAAGTCGGAGGGCATAACTCCAACCACCGATGCCTGCGAAGAAGTGACACTGTGTGTATGTTCTAAGATCATTAGGAGTTACGTCCTCAATTGATCGATCATCTACATCTCCTGCTGCTATATGCCCGGCTTTAATCAATTCTTTCAGCCAAGCTGCGGCAAACTTATCGTTTTCGTTGTAGTAAGCGTGGCTCACAGCAGCTTCCATGCGATGACTGACATTAAAACAAAGCAAGCGATACAAACTGCAGCCTCGGGCCAATTCATAGGACATCTCGATTCAGATGGCCCTTGCGCACTGAGGGGCGCCGATCGGCAATCTTGCGGATCGGCTTTCCTGCTTGATCAAAGCCTTGAATGTGGTTATAAGGACAGCGCCAGTAGAAACCATCACTAACGAGAGCGGACGAGCAGTCCTCGGTGGTGAATCCCTGGGTGGCGCACTGCAACGAGTTACCAACTGGGTGTAACTGAACTGGTGCCTTTGTTTCAGTCATTAGATCACCGGTCCAATCACGTATCCATTCTCGTCAGTATGGATGAATTCACCACAGTCATAATGACTGAACTTCGGTGGCGGGGGCGGGCAGGGGCCGCTGTAGCCGTGATAGTTGAACATCTCTTCGCCTTCCGGCATCGGCTGATTGCAGATGTTGCAGGTTGCCGTAGTGTTCGGAGTGACGATCTCTTCAACGATGCGGTTGAGTTCACCGAATGCTTGCTCGGCAGTCTGTTCTTCAGCTTGGCTGATCTGCTCCGGTCTGTTAGAGGACGCCGGTAAGGGCTCCTGGGAAGACGGCGGCAAGGGGATGGCCGGGTGCCAGCCTTCGAAGCGTTTGAAAAGTAGTGCCGGACGACCTAAATTTGTGAGAGAACATACCGCTTCCCACCCTCCGGAACCAAATCGATTCAGGATTTCTTCATTTATGGGATAGGAATGGTCGTATTCGAATACGAAATACCGGTAAACCGGTTTCGTGATATTGGAAGAGATAGATCCTAGAGCCATACCTGCATTAACCATACAGACATTATACTAACCAGCGTCGTGTTTGTCAAGGACGTACTTTCCCGGGGTATCACCAGGCAACTTGCACCGGCTCGCGGGCCGCAAGGGGGCCTGGCGGCATCCCCTTAGCATCCCCAAGAATAGGGGACCCTATCGGCATCAACAAAAACGATTAAATAGAATACAGCATACTACCTAACACTAACATTCTACACGTGATATCAGCTCAGTGATACCGAATTGATACCATCCGGAGGGTTTTCAGAGTTTGCGATTTGAGGTTTTTTGTTTCGAGGTCCGCAACCTCAACTTTTTTCCCTCTGCTAGGTAATACGTGCGATAGCGCACAATTGTGGAAATCGTAAGTTATTGAAAAGAAAATATACTATAGCGCTTGACTACTGTCAACCATGTGCTATGATGGCCATGCTTTAACAATCCAATTGAGGCTAACGCTAATGACACTCAATCTCAAAGCCGAATCGTTCAGCTACTACGCCATAGCCCTGCTAATCATTCTGGCGTCAATTCTCCGCTCGCTGGGAGTGACGCTATGATGGTCCTAACTCTAATCCTAGCGGCTTCGATCGATAGCATCATAGTCGCTATCGGCTATGCCCTGTATTCAACGGAAGCCAAGCGGAGGTCTCATGTTAGCTAACCGCTGGGAAGCCAACTACGGGATGGGCAAACCGCTAACCATCGATGAGATGATAGCCCACTTACAGGCGATACGCAAGATAGAAGGCAACATTGCCTGTTGTTTCCGTAACTATGACGAGGAATTAGTGATCGCCCCTGTTACGGATACCAAAGTGGACAATCACCAAGTCGTGCTCGAATCGAATGATCTTCCAGAATTTGAGCGCTAGCGTGGAAGTAATCAACGGAGGATAACATGAACAAATTCAAGCAGTATCACGCGCAAACTAATTGGGTTGCTAGCAAACTGCAACCCTCGAACAATCCCAGCATCCAATGCGTGCATTGTCACGGCAAAGGCCACTGTGATTGTCCCGATTACGAACGGGAAGCACTCAAGGGATTGGAATCAGTTCCGGGCCATGAGTATCAGTCTGTGTAGCAAGGCAAACTCACCTCTGAGGTTAACGCTTATGACACTCCAAGCTGTAAAGCTTCGCAACAAGGCAGTCGCATTAGCTCACAGCAACCACAAATGGCTACTAGTGGCCGCTATGTTCTTTGGCGTCGGCCTATGGTTGCACGGCCAACACGGTAGTGCGGCAGTGATAGCAATCTCTCTCCGGGACCGCATCCTAGATGCATTGGGTGATGTGTTCATGGATAGAGGGTTTAATCAGGAAATGTAAGGTGTGACTTAGGCTAGCTATTATGAGTAGCTAGCCGTGGATGCATCTAGCATCAGGAGATCACGATGGAAGCATTGATGGAGTTTATTACCCTGTCAATTGTGCCAGTCATGCCTAGCATCTGGCAATCGCTCAAGACGGCCATGCGTTACACGGCTTGGGCAATCGCGGTTATCGGCGTCACACTGTTAGCCGCTGCTGAAGTGTGCAGCATCATCGGAGGTCTTATCCAATGATCACGCGCCAACCCTACAAACTGCAATTCGAAGTCGAAGCGTCGGATAACAATATAGTCAACAAATACAACCTGACCGTGCATTCTAGCGGCGAAGATTTTAAGGAGTCCGGCCTGTCTTATGGTGAGCTGTTCTATGCCGTGGATAAGATGGTCAAGAATATGCTGGTAGCCGTGCAAGCCATGGAGGAGAGAATCTAATGCCGCGCATCTACGATTCCAGCAACGATCCACTCGACTTCTGTAAAGACTGCTATCCGGCAGAAAACGTGGCAGAGCGGAAATATGGCGACACTAGCAAATCAGGCGGACCGTGGAAACTGCTATTACATCTGTGTCCGATGTGGTCAGGTCCTCGACTGGCAGGACAATTAAGGTAGAACAGCTCGCCATATTCGACCAAAAGGGAGATCAATGATGCTCTATCAGATTATGACCGAAGATACAGGCCGGGACAATATCACGGCTATTCTTGATGCGCACTTTCAAGGGTACACCATTGTCAAGGCCACCGGACGCTGGGAAGGCATCCCTGAACCATCGCTAGTCATTGAGATTGAGACCGATGATGCGGCAGGCGTCCACCAATGCGCCGAGCTGATACGGGAAGCGAATCATCAACAGGCAGTGTTGGTTGAGGCTATCCCGAGCAACAGCGAGTTAGTAACAGGTATTGCGCCTTTGATTGGCGCAACGGCATCTTATGCTCATGCGTAAGATGCGGTTGAGGTAATCAAGATGACGATAACATTTAGAGAATGGCTACGCGCATGGTTCGAGCAAAATGCACGGGCCAAAGCGAGGTATCGAAGATGAGTTTCTATGTGGGAGTATCGTCCACTAGCAGGATTGTATTTCGTTCGGCAGTGACACCGACAACCGATAGTCTTGTAGCGAAGATCGACCCAGACGCCTATCAATACGTCATCGGGCCATTTCGCACGCGAGGTGCGGCTGAACTAATGAAACGGTACGGCATGGGCAATCCACACTTGCGAAGTGTGAGCCTATGCGAGCACTATAACCGGCAGTTGCCAACCAAGTGGTACAGGATGGAAGGTTATGAGCCGAATCAATACCTAAACGCGATGCAGCCTATCGCGGGGAGATGACAATGCCAGACATGGTAGGGCAGTTAATGGCTTGGGAAGATGGGCAATTGGATGAGGCACAAACCATTGCCCTATTTCAAGAGCTGGTAGATAATGGCATGGCTTGGACGTTGCAAGGCATGTACGGCAGGCAAGCGGCGGCGTTGATTAAGGCCGGACTTGTCAAAGACACTCACAACAAACTCGGAAGGAGGTCACAGTGACGCCGAAACTAATTGCAGAACGGCGATTCGGAGATGATCTGAAGGGAGATCACAATGAACACTGATAACACAACTGAGCGCCGTTACATCACGTTGCCGGATTTTCTATTGCCAGCGGAGATTGCCAAGGCGGTCAACCTGTACAAGCGTTACAGGATGACAGGCGACCCGAGCAATCAACACCGTAGCTATGCGGACATTGTTGCCGAAGAGATCATTCGGCCAGTGATTGCACGAATCAATGAAACCTTGGGTCAAGAAAATGATCCAATGTATATGGCCTATTGCGTGGAATACGTGTTAGGCCAGCAAATTCCTAAGAGGTGAACTATGAAGAGCTTGGTTTGTGATTTTTGCACGCGACCGAATCCGGTCTGGATGTTCAAACAACCGGAGATCGATGTGCCAGCATTGCATATTCAAATGAATGCTGGTTATATGGCCGCTTGCGAGATATGCAGTGAGCTGTTAGTGGCGGGTGAGATCGAAGCACTCATTACCCGTGCGCTTGATGCCAACCAACCTGAATTCTCAGGCGATGCACGTTTGCGCGATATGTTTCGAGGTATCTATACCAAAGTATCGCGTGTTCGTGAGGTTGCGCTGTCCACCGAGGAGTACGACAAACTGTACCCTAATGCCGATGGGTACAAGTTTAAAGAATCCAAATTGACAGAGAAAGCACGCGGTGATTTATGAAACTAACTTATTGGGTTGCCGAGCGATTGGATGACTCACCCGCCTATTCGATTCGTGAGCGCACGCGCAAGGCGGCGAAGAATGCAATGGTGGGTCAACCTCATGCGAGCTTTGGCACGTTGCACAAAGTCACGGTTGAGTATGACTCTGCTTTTGATTTATTGAAGCAATGTTTGCAGGAGGGCGGCATTGGTGAGAGCATGGCGGGTGAAGAGTCATTATACCATGCTGACAATGACGAATGAATCCAAGTTGACAGTGCTGCATCCATATTGGTATAACGTCCGGTTGCCGGACAGAAAGCAGGAGCTATGAGTGAGAACGAACCAGACTTCGAGGTTCACAACGAACTGACAATCTCTATGGCAAAGAGAAGGAGGTACAAACAAGATGCCAAAACTAATGGATTTGAAACTGTCTGACCTTGGCCAGTTCACTGGTACAGAGCAGTGGTACAAGTTCGGGCTAACCAATATCACATGCACCGATGGTGCGAAGCATGTTGCCGATCATGCCGGGGCGTATTGGCTCTTGGATGAGATCGCACTGGCACAGGTGTACGATGTGAAAGTCAATGCCGAAGCGTTTCAGGTGTGGAAGCTGGCAGTCAAAGACTCCAGCGCCACCCTGACATGCGAGGATGGTAATGGGAATGTCGTAATGACAAAGAAGATCGAGTTTACCGACTTTCCATTGCCTACCGTTGAACTGTGGTACACCGATAAGGTGATCTTACTGCCGAGCGAATACTAATCGGCATTGAGTAACGTCACTGGTATAACCGTTTTGAACTGAGGGTAACGCTTACGACACTCAGGTGAGATCAGCGTTACTCCCTTTATCCTGAAGGGAGATCACAATGCAAAGGCGACGATCGCAGTATTACGTTTGCTCCGTTCCAGAAACGGAGAATTACACAATCAACAAGATAGAGCACGCTAACGGTAGGCGTACTTACTCGGATACCGTCATTGGTGAGCCTTATGCCAATTACAAGGCGGCTAAGGATGCGCTTGCTGCAGTTGAGCTAAAGCAGTTGAAAGCTGAGGCAACCAAGAGCAAGCGGGGCAAAACTGTATTCTCTAATGGAGAGATTCCGCATCTGTGGATGCACAAGATACAGAGCAGTGCTCGCAACCAACAGGGTACGCTGTTCTTTGAAGGGCTTGCCATCTATTCGTATGGCACGCACTTTCCGATCGCTATGCACGTCACTAATGCCAAGGGCAAAGCGGCGGTGCTCTATAACTCGGGCAGTCATTCAGTCACTACAAGCCAACACCAACACATGGTGAGGTCTGCAATCCCTGATAGCGTGCCCGTGTTTACAGTGGCGCACCTTGGTACTCGGTACGGAGTATCAGATAGCACACATCGGGATAACCTGAAATGGTATCAGGCTAAGATTACGGAGTATGTGGAGAAAGCGGCAAGAGCGCGGTTACCGCATAGCCGTGAGTGGAATCTAAGCTACGCTGTAAAAACCTTGGATGAGATGAAAGCCTATGGCAAGTTTTTCGGTGTCAAGGTTCCCAAGGTCAAGGTTCATAATCTCGTAGACCTTGATTCGCTACGCTCTGAGCTGGCGAAGAAACGTGCGGCGGAAGCTAAGACCGAGCGGGAAGCGGCCAAACAACGAGAGCTGGAAGCGATTGAGGCCGCGAAAGAGACTATCGCACAATTCCGCGCTGGCAATCCGCGAGTCGGTTATTTGTATGGCGTACCGGTGATGCTGAGGCTCAATGGTGAAGAGGTTGAAACTAGCCGTGGTGCCAGAGTGCCGGTTGCTCATGCCAAGCGGGCATTGCAGTTCATCCGCACGATACGCAAGCGCGGCAAGGCGTGGGAGAGCAATGGTCACACGTTCCACGTTGGGCATTACCGCATTAGCAAGGTCGCGGCGGATGGCACGCTTACTGCTGGATGCCACGTCATTAGCAGTGAAGAGATCGACAAATTCGCGCCGGTATTGGATGCTGTTCAGGTTCCAATACCGGTGGTGGAAGGGGATACCGAATGAAAAAGAAAATTGCCACCCTCGAAGTGTGGGTGGATGAGAATTCGGATGGGGTGTCCCGACTTGAGAGCATCCCCGCAATAGGGGAATACAAGGTCGTGATGAATCCCAAAGCCGATGCTGAAGAGCAAGCAATAGTTCGCCACGACTCCAAGCGTAGCTTTGCTACGATTTTGGCACATGAGCTGGGACACTTTGTATCTCAAGTGCTCCAGAGCCCTTGGCAAAGATGTCCGTGGAAGGAACCTGGCGAACGCGAAGCGTGGGCGGTTGCTCACCAAATAATGCCTGATCTGGACAAAGAGCTGGAACAGAGTGCGCTCAATACTTACACTCAGGATCACTGCACTTGTGGCTTGCCTTGGTGCCGCAATGCAAAACCGCCAAAGGAATTGCAGCGGTCGTTGATGAAGGCGTTTGAGGCTACTAAGATTGCCTAGTTATGGCATTGAGTGGGAATAGAATTGATACTGTTCCCATTGATTGATATAACTCAGGAGGTCACTATGTATCTAAAGGGGACGATTGAAGCGTATGCGGAACTCAACCGCGTGTGCGACTTCTGCGGAGATCGCAAGCCGGTATGTATCTATGCGTCCACTCATACCAGTATGGGTGCCGAGGTGCAGTGCTGGCGATGGTGCGCGTGCGCCGTGTGCGAGGAGCTGGTAGACAATCACCGATGGAAGCTGCTCAAGGCACGCATCAAACGGATGCTGGCATTGAGGTTGGCAGAAACTGGGGGGCCGGTGTCGGATGCCCTACTGACCAGCACTGTGAATTACATCTTCAACCAGTTCACTCCGGTCGAGGTGAGCGATGAATAAAACTCATTACATCTATGGTTCGGGGATGTTGGGATGCCTGTATGATTTCTGTGGTGCCAGTGAGACGTTGGATGAGGCGGTCGAGGCGCTGGCGGCAAACTTTGACCTGGGGCGCACGCGCAAAGCCCGGCTGAAACGAGATCGCATCCTAACGATGAAACCGATCGATGGGGCTGAGTATTGCGAGATCAAAGCATGTCATTGCTCTGTACCGTGGGGCCATGATGAAAACAGTGGGCCGGAAGATTGGCCGGAATACAGGATGGATGAGAACAGGGGGAACAAATGAAAGAAATGACAATGATCGAAGAACAATCCGGGATCACTACCATGCTCTCGTTCTTGAGCGATTGCGCTCGCCACAACGGTGGGACCAATGATTGGTATTACAAGGGCGGTTCTGCTGATCTGTTATTGCAGCATGGCAAATGGTACGAACCAGCGCCATTACCTCAAGGTATTCGCCGGGGCCAAATGAAACAGTGCTTCTACAATGCGGCTATGGCGGCAATCGATCACGGCTTGCGTTATGTAGAGGGCTACGCTCTCTCCATTATCCCTGTCCACCACGCATGGTGCGTTGATGATGCCGGGAAGGTGGTCGAGGTCACTTGGAAGAACGTCGGTCTAGCCTACTTTGGAGTCGAATTCCCGTGGAAACGGGTGATCAACTACAAGCGAGCGATGGCCGAGTCGGTGCTAATTTAATCCCCGTAACTTTGGTCTGTATCAGAAGCGGCTAAGTCTTAGGGCCGAATAGAGTTTCCTTAGAATCATCAGTCCGTTTGCGCCTGCGGCGTACCGGCTTATCGCCATCCAAAAGGTAGGCCAATTGCTTGGTTGCTTCCAAGATATTGGTCTCATCTTTTGAGGTGCTCGCGATGCCTAAGAGGATCGCTTTGACCTTCTGGCGTGTGTTAATTGGCATGTTTTGCGGTGCTCGCGTTCACGTGGGAAAGTTTGGTCCTGCGAAGGAGTTTCACCTAGCAAAAAAAAGCTGTGCAGGGTGAGTTGGCAAGCGGGGGCCACGTATCGCTCACCCTGCAAGATCAAAATCTGTCCGGTATGCGGACAACAAAAGCACGTTTTTAGGCGTGCTTGTTGGCGATTGTTACTTGTCTTTGGCGTCAGCAATAGCCAGCAACCGCGACTGGGAAACTTGTGAGGATGATCCTGCGATCTGGTCGATCTCTTCGGAACCACCGACATAGGCGTGCGGAAACATACCGCGATTCATGCTCAGCCCCTCGCGTTTGAGAATGTCTTCCCAATACTTAGGATCGGTGTTAGTGGTATCAATGGACTCCGGTCGAACTGGTGTTAGCTTCTTATGCGCCAAGTACGGATATAATCCCCTCTACTATATGTTGGTAATACTCACGTTTTTTGCAGCCGGTATATGATGTTTTGCACCGCTTCGAGGCTGATGCCAATATCGTTTGCAATCTCGCGGGCGGTCTGATTAAGCAGCCAATAGCGATGAGCTATACACAGTTTTCGATACTTGAGATCGCCCACGATATGTCGCGTGAGCAAATCGATATTTATTGCCCAGGTCGGTCGGGATTCGCGAGCCTCGGTTAGTTTACTGGCCAGTGGATAGCAGCCGAACGGAGTGCCTGTGAGTTCCCTAAAACTGGTTGCGATTTCAGCGTCATTAAACATGAATCCATTATACCATTGACACTACTCTCTGTCAATGTTAGGATGTATAAAAGCAGTAGGAGGAGGAACCATGATCACCGAGAAGTCCAAACAACCAAAACCACGCAAACGAAAGAAGGCCAAACATGGCACTCAGAAGTGAGTTGCAGAAGTTGAAAATCGGTCACCCTTTGGTAATCATGGCGACGGATGAACGCGGACACACGCACGACCTCAAGGCAACCTTCCAAGGATTGACAAGGGCTAGAGTCAAAATACGCTACGTTGCTGGGCACGTAGATAGTCACTGCTCTCCCCGCAAAGTCGTCATCAAAGATCGCATTTGCAATCGTTGCGATAGGCCGTTCTCAGAACATGACGCTACAACAAACGGGTGCCCGTTTTGAAAGAAAGCGAAAATGATGCCAAGAAGCGAGAACGCGACGACTACTATGCGGACAGTATCCAACGTCACAAAAGGTGGCGGAATCGGTTCAAAGCATGGATTCATGCGGATTCATGCGGATTCAAAAGAGGACCTCATAATCACCGACCGTCGGAGATCGAGCTGATTGCCACGAAGCCAGCAAGATATACGATGATGAAGCCAGAGATCGTATAGCAATGATGAGGTAAATTGATGTCATTCACGCCAAGCACTAACGATACGGATAAAATGCTACTGATATGGGCTACCGTAGTAGCGGCGTTTATCCTCGTGTGGTTTATAGTGTCAGTGTTGCCCAACTAGATATGCGGCAAAAGCATGATTGGCGTAGGGTAAGAAGGCTGTTCCTACAAATTGGCGTAGGGATGGCCTTTCGTTTTGGTGAGTATCTGGAATGTCAAGTCGCGATATTGAGTAAGTCAACCTATCATTGGCGTAGACCTCAGTTCACTCAGGCATTAACTTTGCTCAAATCGAGAAATCACGTTTGTTAAAATAGAGTAAGTCGAAAAGGAGCGACTAACTATGCCAGAGTTTGAAACCATTAGTAAGTATGACCGGCAGTATGGCGGTCTGTTAGGTGGGCAATCGCTGTCTACCAAGCCAAGCACCATTGAGCACGTCGATAACTTCACTGGGAAGACGGAGACGTTTGTGATACAAACAATCCGTGATGAAGATGGGGATCACATCTCAGTCAAGCGCATGGACGTGGATGGTAACATTCGCATGATCCTGCCACCCAAGGTTGCCAGTGTGATTGCTTCGCAGTCCGGGAGCCTCACTACCAAGCGGCGTAGGATCGCAGGCAAGGCGCGAGCCAAAGCTGATAAAGAGAAGGGCATCCTGCCGGGATTCATGCGGATCAAGAAAGGAGGTGCTGTATGAAGTGTATTTGTGATCTTTGCAAGCGGCCTGCCCGTAATCTCTACGATGTGGCGCGGGCGGTTTGCCACAGCTATGGAGCGCCTTGGACGGACCCGCGCACATTGGCAATGTTCAAACCACAGCCGGACTCGCGCACGTCGGAAACGGTCAAACCACAACCGAAGCGCAAGGAAACGAAACGATGACGGAGCTGGAAGAGAAAGAGAAGCAGCTTGCACGGAAGGGCTGGCGGCAGAAGGATTGCCTCTCGCCCTGGCGCTGGTTCGATCCACGGATGCCAGCGGCGTTCTACACCCTCAACGACGCATACGACATCAGCAGACAAAAAACAACGGCTAGTGATTCGAGCCACTAGCCGTTGATCCCTACCTTGCTTGCTGGAGCGTCTCTTCAAATTTCAGCAAGTGTCAGCGCGGGAATTTGTGGTCATCATCCCCCCATACTTCAAAGTAGTATTCCTCGGTGCCAAACTTCGCGATCATAAACGGATCGTAGCCTCGCTCCGTTCCTCGAAGCCAATCGGTTTCAAACGTGACGCCGGGCACAGTAGCTGTGATCTGCTGCATCTTCTGCCAAACAAAGTTGGGCGGCACCTCATTGCCCATTTCTTCGAAGTTAGAAAGCGGGAACGGTCTGCGGAACCATTTCATTGCAAAGATGAACAGGATTACGACCGATCCCGTTCTCCCCCCAGCACCGATGCCCACCTTTACCATTCTGTTGTTGCCGAACTGAGCACCAAAATAAGTATTCGGCTGAGTTAGATGAGTTGCTTCCTTGCAGAAATACTGGACCAGGAATCGTGCGCCATCAAACCACTCGCGGGGAAGGTGAGCTTCGACGGGGTAATCGATCATGTGCTGTTGCGGCGAGAAAGAATAACCGTCGGCAAGGTAGCGCCGGACTTCGTTATTCATTACACGGTGAAGGGTTTCATTTTTGTAGGCTTCCACACTGCTGATACTGAATGGCTCGATGTCCAACTGCTCTAGAGCAGCTAAAAGAGGGAGCGTTGTCTTGGGGTGAATAGGTGAGTGCTCTTGCAACCACGATGTGGCCTGCTGTTGCAGTTCGGCTAGCATAGGTACCTCCGCTGATTGGAGCACAGTATCACAGATTTCTTTTGTAGTTATCGATTATCATATCTATGTTAGCAACGAGGCATATCTCGCTTCTAACATATACCTTTATTGTCTTGCATTGGAGTTACAAAGAGAGTCTTCTCAACTTAGCAGTGGAGATTCACATGAAAGATAGCAGCAAGCAGGAGTACCGCACCGCATTGACCCTCTCAGAAAATGTAAGGGCCGCAGTCAACGCACCCACAATGGAACTTATCAAAGAGCACGTCCGGCAACTGTTGCCGCAAGAGACGAAGCCGACGTTCAAGGAAAATGCCAACGATGACCGGCTCACAGAAATATTCCACCCGTCGATCCTGGGCGGCAAAGAGCCATGTGGTTGGATCTATCGTCAGACATTGCCGGTTGGTTTCGACACTCCAAGCCTCATCGCCAATCGCGAGTCGCACGTAGCGGCATAAGTTTCACCGGAGGGCGCAAGCGGAGGGCTAGGGCTTGAGAAAGGAGCCTTAGCCCTTTTTCTTGTCGTTTTTCTCATGGTTAACCGTGCCGGGGTTAACGATAACGGCGCCATTGCTAAGAACGTAGTCAGCGCCGATGATTGCTAGACCCAAGGCAACCGATGAGTTCGTCATCAGACCGGATGCAGCCGAGCGCGGCCACTGGATGTCAGCGGCGGTCTGAAGTTTCGTGAAATCCTCTTTGGACATCTTCATGGTGACGCCGACCGTTCTCTTAGGGGCCAAGGGATTGGTTCTTTCTTACTAAGGGGATTTGAACCGCTCGTTTATAAATCACCGCACCCCACAATGTCAAACATTTCCAGGGGAGTCAACAAATCTCTTGTTTCCCTTGGACGCCATAAATTTATCAGCACTAGCAGAAACACCGGAGGAGATCAAAATGTTTGCGGCGGGTAAGTGATCCGTGAAAAAGTCCTGGCGCTGCTCGAAGAGGGCTGTAGTAACGAACAAATCGGCGCTCGGTTAGGAATCAGCCACACCGCTGTCAAAAAGCGAATCTGGTATATGGCACGCCACGCTGGTTTGCGGGGCTCCGCTGATCACGTCCGCATCGCGCTCGTTCTGAGATCGTTGCGCCGGACCAAAACGAGCAGGCTGACACTGTGGATGACGTTGACAAACCGCGAGAGAGAGGTAGCAACGCTGGTGGTGGCCAACCATTCGAATAAAGAAGTCGCTGCCCTATTGGGCATAAAGACAGCGACCGTGGCCAAGCATCTGAACGCGATCTACTCCAAGATTGACGTGTCGAGCCGGTTGGGGTTCGTTGTCTGGCATCTCACCAATGTCATCTAAGCACTGTAGATTTTTTGCGGCCCAAAGCGAGTACCGGTCTTATGCGCCACCTCGATGTGGATGCTCATCCAGCGCCATTTGGTGTGCTTCGGAACAGTGTGGTCAGGCTTTATC